GCTATCAGAGGTGATGTAGGCAAGATCATGTTTCATAATGCGGCTGGAACTGAAGCCGAAATTGCTGGAACTAGATCATGGTCATTATCAGTTTCAAAGGATACTTTAGAAACTACAGTTCAAGGAAATACATCAAAGACTTTTATTGGTGGTCTTATCTCTGGTGAAGGTTCAGCAGAATTGATTTATGACAATGCTGGTAACTCTGATTATTTATCATTTGTTGAGGACATATTAACAACAGGTGATGCTGGTGACGCATTGTTTGAATTGTTCCCTGATAGTTCAGCCAGTTCTAAAAAGTTAGCTTTTTCTGGAATAATTACAAGTGCTGAGTATGGTGCAACACTTGGAGAAACACAGTTGATAAACATTTCATTCCAGACAACAGGTGCAATAACATCTGACATATAGTAAATTAAAAATACTTCGCATTTAATTTATGG